TCTCTGCTAAGCAAGAAAAATCTCTTGATGAGATAGTTCCTGTGACAGTAGCGGACGATGACGATATTACTTTCTAATACTTAATATCTACAGAGGGCATTGGTTATTCCAGTGTCCTCGATAGATAATAAGGAGTAATAAAATGGAAATACTAATAAAAGTAATATTAATAAGCGGTTTCTTAGGAAGTATAATTTTCGAATGGTACAAACGTGAAACTTAGGCAATATCAAAAAGATGTTTTAAATGATTTGATCCGAGTAGAAAGAACTGGTAAACGTAGAATAATATTACAAGCTGCTACAGGTTCTGGTAAAACAGTTATGGCTGCAGCACTAGTTAAAGCATTCGTTGATAAAGGTAAGAAGGTATTATTCTTAGCTCATAGACGAGAGCTAATCATTCAAACATCAGATAAATTAACTGACTTCGGAGTACGACACGGAGTTATTATGGCTAATCACAAGAAAGAAAATAACTTTGCACCAGTTCAAGTTGCTTCAGTGGATACTTTAAGGGCAAGAGCTATTACAAAGAACACAATGGAAATGCCAGTAGCTGATCTAATAATAATAGACGAAGCTCATAGATCATTAAGTAACACATATATAAAAATTATAAATTTATATAAGAAAGGTTTAATTGTAGGACTTACAGCTACCCCAGTAAGATCTGATGGTAATGGTTTAGGTTCTATTTATACTGATATGGTCAAAGCTCCTGGAATTAAAGAGTTAACAAGACTTGGAAGTCTAATCGAAGCAATTTATTATTCACCAAGTATTCCAGATCTTAAGGGTATTGGATTAATAGCAGGTGATTATAATGCTAAAGAGTTAAGTACTCGTATGGACTTACCAAAACTCGTAGGTGATGTTGTTAGAACATGGAAGCACATAGCTAACGGTAAACAGACTCTAGTGTTTGCTTCAGGTGTTAAACATAGTCAAAACCTATGCGAAACATTCGTAGACAACGGAATACTAGCAGCTCATTTAGACGGTCAAACACCAACTAAAGAAAGAGTTCAAATATTAAAAGACTTTAATTCAGGTAAGTTAACAGTAATATGCAACTGCATGGTTCTTACTGAAGGTTTTGATGCTCCTAAAGCTCAAGTTTGTGTACTAGCAAGACCAACTAAATCGTTAGGATTGTATATTCAAATGGTTGGAAGAGTCTTAAGACCACATCCGTCAAAAGATAAAGCAATAGTTATAGATCATTCAGGTGCTGTATATACTAATGGCTTTGCTACTGACGATCATAACTGGGTTCTTACAGTAGGTAAATCATCAGAAAACGAAAGAGTAGAACCTAAAGATAGAGAAGCTAGTACTATAGTATGCGAAGGATGTTTTAGAACATTCAGCGGTCATAATATATGTCCAGGTTGTGGTAAGATCCATAAAGGCAAAAGTTCTTATGTAGATTTCATAGACGCTGAGTTAGGTCTAGTAAATAAAAAGACTAAGAAAGTAGAAAGAAAAGAAGAATACGGTGAAAACTTTAAGAAGGAATTCTATCAACAGTTACTTGGTTACGGAGTAGTTAAAAACTACAATGATAGCTGGGCAAATTATAAGTATAAAGAAAGATTTGATAGTTATCCTAACTTCAAAGATGTCGTTGCAGAAAAGCCTAACAAAGAGACGATGAGTTACATAAAACATCTTCAAATAAAATGGGCTAAACGTAGAAAATAAGGAGTAATAATATGGAAATTAAAAATATAATAGAATACGATGATACGTTACTGCCTCAAGGTAGTGATTTATGGTTAGAAACTAGAAGAAAATACGGTACAGCATCAGAAGCTGCAGCGGCTATGGGCGTAAGTCCGTGGATACCTAAGACACCATTACAATTATGGGAACTTAAAAATGGTGAGTTAACAATAAAGACTAACTTCGCTATGACAATAGGTAACGAGTTTGAAGATGAAGCTAGAGAATCGTTTCAGAATTTTGCTCAAGCAGTGTTTGAACCTTGTTGTTTAGTTGCTGAGGTAGACGGAATGCCGTTAATGGCTTCATTAGATGGTAAAGAAACATGGTCTAAGTCTGGTAAATCAGAGATACTTGAGATCAAAGTCCCATTAAATGGATCTGAGTCACCATTATGGAAGACAATGATGAACGGAGAAGCACTTCCTCATCAGTATGAAATACAAATGGAACAACAGATGATGCTCGCTGAGCAAGATAAATGTCATTTCTGGGTTTATGATAGACATAATAAAGAAGGTGCACATAGAATACACGATTCAAACCCTGAGTTACGTGAAACAATACTCGCTGCATGGAAAGAATACTTTAAAGGTAAGCCAGAACCAGGAATTAACGATATTCTTAAGCGCGAAGATGAGCAATGGAAAGAGTTGGCATTCTGGTGGAAAGAAGCTAGAGACGAAAAGATGTTGCATGAACACCGTATGGAAGGTCTTAAAGCAGAGCTAATACAACTATGCGAAGGACAATCTCATCAAGGTGCAGGTGTTAGAGTAAGATACAATACTGATAAAGATCGTTGGACTATCACCAAGATAGGAGTAAGAGATTGATAGCAAGACTAAATTTTCCGTTGTATACAAAAAAAGGTAAGGCTGGTATATTAACAGGAAATTTGTATAGAAATCTACATTGGGCTACATTAGCAAAAGCAAAGAAGGACTACCACGAGGAAGTAAAAAAATTCGTGGAGTCCTTACCTAAGTATAACAAACTAACAGTTCACTATACTTTATACTTCGCTACTAAACGTAAACGTGATATAGATAACTTTACATGGGCGCTGCACAAGTTTTTGATGGATGCTATGGTTGAACATGGATCTATTGAAGACGACCACTGCGAAATAGTAACCGGTTTTTCATCTCATTTTGGAGGATATGACGAAGACAAAGAAGATTACGTTATATTAGAAATCGAGGGACACGAAAATGAGCAGACAAGTACACGTTAATGATGTAAAAAGTAAGATCAAAACAGTTATAAGTAACACTGATAGTGAAATAGTATTGCTAGAGTGTGTAGCTTGGCTGCAGACTGTTGAAGAACTTAAAAGACTAGGTTTTAGTTACTTAACTTTAGAGGCAGACGAAAATAATAAATTACATTAAGGAGTTATAATGGAACTACATGAAATAATAATAAGCTCGATAGGAATATGTGTATTCATTTATATGTGGATGCGTAAGGAAAAACAAGCATCATTTGAAGAGGGTATTTGCTATGCATTAAAAGAGCATGCAGAACGAAGAGTTAAATACAAAATATACAATGATGAATCAGGTGAAGAAGTTATAGAGGTTGCTAGAATTAAGGAGAAAAAATGAAAAGCAAATACCTAGGAATACAGATCAATAGATCTAAAGATAAAGAAATGAGTGAACAAGCAACTGATTTATTAAAAGCTCACTACCTTAGAGGTAAAGAGAAGTCACCACAAGAGGCTTATGCTAGAGCTTGTGTCGCTTACTCAGGCGGCAACATGGACTTAGCCCAAAGATTATACGACGGAGTTAGCAATGGTTGGTTTATGTTCAGCAGCCCAATACTAAGTAATGCACCAGCCCCAGGTGAGAAACCTTTAGGTTTACCTATTAGTTGTTTCTTAAATTATGTACCTGACACACTAGAAGGACTGATAGAGCATCAAGCTGAGCTAGCTTGGCTGTCAGTCAAGGGTGGTGGAGTTGGTGGACACTGGTCAGATGTTAGAGCTGTTAGTAATAAAGCACCATCACCAATACCTTTTATAAAAGTAGCTGACTCAGCAATGACAGCTTATAAACAAGGACAAACCAGGAAGGGAAGTTATGCGGCATACTTGGACGTTAGTCACCCAGACATTATCGAATTTCTTAACATTAGAATACCTTCTGGCGGTGATTCAAATCGTAAATGTTTTAATATTAACAATGCTGTTAATGTTTCTGACAGCTTCATGGATAGCGTTTCAAGTGACAGTGATTGGAATCTTATTGATCCTCACGATAACACAGTGCGCGATACAGTACGTGCTCGAGAACTATGGGAAAGAATATTAGAAACAAGATTCAGAACTGGCGAACCATACATACATTTTATAGATCAAAGTAACAGAGAACTACCAGAACATCTCAAAAAACAAGGATTAGAGATCAAAGGTAGCAACCTTTGCGCCGAGATAACTCTACCTACTAACGCTGACAGAACAGCTGTCTGCTGCTTAAGTAGTTTAAACCTTGAGAAGTTTGATGAGTGGATTGACTCTACGATTGTTGAAGATCTGATAGAAATGTTAGATAATGTATTGACTGCGTTCATTAAAGATGCACCACAACCTCAGCTATTCAGAGCCACATCATCTGCTTTCACAGAGAGATCGTTAGGACTAGGAGCTATGGGTTTCCATTCTTATCTTCAGTCTAAAAGTATTCCATGGGAATCAGCTATGGCTGTAGGTCAGAACAAAAGAATGTTTGCCCACATAAAAGCTCATGCTGTTAAAGCTACTAAAGCTTTAGCTAAAACTATAGGTGAGTATCCGTTTGGCAAAGGTAGTGGTAGAAGGAACAGTCATCTGTTAGCTATAGCACCAAATGCAAATAGCGGAATGATAATTGGTACATCACCATCGATAGAACCACTCAAGTCTAATAGCTTTATTCATAAAACAAGAGTTGGATCTCATTTAATACAAAACAAACACCTGCAGATTGTTATGGAAGAGCACAGGTTAAGGTTAGGTAGAGATAATGAATGGTTAGAAAGAGAGTGGCGTAATATTAGTCACCACCAAGGATCTGTTCAGCAGCTAGATTATCTAACTGACTGGGAACGTGATGTGTTTAAGACAGCATTTGAACTAGATCAACATTGGATTGTTCAACATGCTAGTGATAGACAAGTACATATATGTCAGTCGCAAAGCTTAAACTTATTCTTTCCTGCTGGGTCTGATAAGTCTTATGTTAACAGCGTACACTTAAGTGCGTTTAATAAAAAACTAAAAACATTATATTATCTACGTACCTCAAGTACACAGATAGCAGAGAATGTAGGTCAGAAGGTAGATAGAGTTGCTATTGGTGATGCTGCAGACGAATGTTTAGCATGTGAGGGATGATATTATGAGCTTAATGACAGAGAATATAGTGTTTAAACCTTTCCAGTTTCCTTGGGCTATTGAATTAGCTGAGCAACATGAGGACATACACTGGACAGAGAAAGAAATAAACTTAGCTGAAGATGTAAATCAATGGAAGAACGGAGAGTTACTAGATACTGAGAAAGAACATATCATATCTATACTCAGGCTGTTTACTTCAGCTGACGTTATAGTAGCACAGAACTATTGTGAATTCTATATACCTAAGTTTCCTAACAATGAAATAAGATCAATGCTATTATCGTTCTCAGCTCGAGAAGGTATACATCAAAGAGCTTATGCGTTGTTAAATGATACACTAGGGTTACATGAAAAAGAATACAGTACGTTTTTAGAATACAAAGAAATGGTAGACAAGACCGACTTCATGAGAGACGCAGACGTTACTAGCCATCAAGGCTTAGCTAAATCTATAGCATTGTCTGTGTTTAATGAAGGGGTTACTCTGTTCTCAGCATTTGCTATGTTATTAAATTACCAACGACGTGGTAAAATGAAAGGCATGGGAACTGTTATTGAATGGAGTATAAGAGACGAAACTCTACACGTTGAGGGAATGAGCAAGTTGTTTAGAGAGTTCTGCAGAGAGCATAGTAGAGTTCTAACCGACGATTTTAAGGCAGACATATACGCTATGGCTAGAAAAATTGTTAAGTTAGAAGAGAAAGTAATCGATCTTGCTTATGAAGCTGGTGAAATAGAAGGCTTGGAGAAGACTGAGGTTAAAAACTATATAAGGTATTTAGCTGACAGACGATTGATACAACTAGGCTTTAGAGGAAACTTTAAAGTAAAAACTAATCCTCTACCTTGGGTAGAAGATCTTACGTCAGGAGATTCATTGAGTAACTTCTTTGAAAAGACTGTGACAGATTATTCGACAGCTGGTATGGTTGGAGAATGGGGTTGGTAATTTTAATTTTATAGGAGTAAATATTTATGTTACAAAAAATAAAGAACGGTGCTGATGCTGCAATAGATGTGGGCATTAAGCTTATTAGTTTGTCTATTATATTACAGATTATCTTCGGATCGAAGGTAGCATTCTTAACGGGAGATGTAGTAAATTCTATACTGACTATAGTATGGACACTAGGTAACGCTGGATTAGCAGGAATCATTGCTGCTGGTATTATCTGGAAGTTATTAGACAAAGATATAACGAGTGAGTTATCTAAGTAAAGGAGTAACATGGAAAAAGTAATAGAGTTAGCAAAGCAAGTGTTAGAAAACAAATCATTAACCATCTTCCTAGGAATCGTAATCGTTGCATTAGTCCTTGGTTGGGTTGGTGGAGCGTAAGTTAACCAAGAAAAAGAAACCCAGTGGTCTTGTCCCAATGGATAGGACTGCTGATCTTTACAGACAACTACGTAAAAAGAAAAAGTAGGAGAATACCTGTATGGTTAATGAAACAAAAAGTCAAATGTTAAATAATTATAATGAAAGTCTTAAAAAATACGGAGATGATATGACGATAAAAAAGATAGGTGATAAAACAGAAGGCTCATGTTCTGCTATTAGCCATAATATAGGTGTTCAGTTATGGCAAATGACCAATGCTGCTCATAGTATAGCATCAGATGGTAATGTATCAGAAGAGTTAGCTGTTGCAGCCGAGACTGCCTTACAAAGTTTGTTAAAGAGTATGGCAATATATGGTTACAATTTAGTAGACGGAGATAAGTAATGCCGAAGTGCAAAGCTATGTTTACTATAGTTGATGATACAGATCATGAGAAATCTACATGGGTTGTAGAGTATGGTCCGTTTGACATAGAAAATAACGTGCATCCAGTGACAGGTTTAATTACCTTCATGGACGCTATTGAAAAGGAGAAAGACGAATGGAAGAACAAGGATCCAAAGATAGTAACCTCTTAGCA